TCACAAGTTTATTCATGTCTTTTTTAAAGAGTTCTTTTTGCTCTTCCCAGCTTGGTCTTACAAATGGTTCTGCCTGCATGAAACGGGTCCCATATTCTACATAGGGGGAGTAATCTGTTGTCGGTCCTACCGCTGCTGTCATCCCGTCATCCCGTATCTCTGTATTGATGCTGTTGGCCGTATCACCAGTCGTATACCCTTTCGTAAATGCTGTCGTTGTCTTCCGTTTCATTTTTCCATTCAGTTCATCTCCGTTGACCTGAACTACTCTTCTAACATCATTTAGATTGCAGTTTGCTTTCAGCTTTCTCTGGAGTTCATCTAGCCCTATCATTTTGATTCCTGACATCAAGCCACCTCCGACACAATAAACGTCTGCTTTGTCCGAAGTTTTCTTGTGTAATCAACCTTATAGATCTTTTCACCAATACGGATGTGATCAAATTTTTCTTTATAATGATTCTGAATGTGTAGCGTAAGACTTCCCTGCTTTATGCTGCCATAGACTAATTTAAGCATCTTTGTGTGTGTGTCCATGACAGAGGCGTATTTTAATGTTTCCTGAATTTTATCCTCTTCATAATTTCCCGTATCGGAATCATATGCCCCTGGAACTCGTTTCTGAAAAAATACTTGTGTGCCGTACCTCATAAGAATTTGAATCCCCCTTTTCTTTTGTTCTTGTTTCGTTCGTCAAGATAAGCATTGATATCGTCCATATATCCTGAGAAATCATTATCAGACCAAGAAAGGCTTTCTCCCTCAACACTGTGGGAAGAAAGCCCTTCTGAACCAAGCTTGTTATACCGGATGATTGAAACGTCTAAAAGAATATAATCCATCTCCTCTGGCGGATCTAATCCGCCAAGGAGAAACTTCAACCGTTTCTTTGTCCCTGTAAGGATTAATGTCAATCTTCGGTCAAGACTATGTTCTTCTTCTGGGAGTCCTAATAATTCCTTTAAATCGCTTAATAAAACGATGTCTGTCACTGTGCATCACCTTCCTGTACCGCTTCAATCAGAGGCTCTCCTCTTGCGTTTTCTGCTCCAAGAAGTTCTTTAATTCGTTTTTCATCTACTTTTTTGCCCTGTCGGGGGTATGTGTCCCCGACAGAATACTCATGATAAATTTTTCCTTCTTTGATTTTCTTATAATCTGTCAAATCTGCAAATTCTTTGATCACCCTATACATTTACGCACCCGCTTTCGATTTTACCTCTGTCTTTCCCGCACCAACAACTTTATACTGGGAATCACATTCAGCGATTACAATCTCTTTTCCAGTCTCTGCTGTGACATCGGAGGTTCCGTCCCATACAGTCCAGCCTTTTACATTCTGTCCTTTTACTGGCATATCAAGGTTCTCCCCAACTTTATACTTGTATGTATTGCTATCAGTAGCCGCAGGTGTTACGGTAACCTTCGTATCTCCTGCTTTTGTTCCTGCCGCACTGGTTACTTTTAATGCCTTTAAGGAGCCGGCCGTTAATTTCGCAAATGCTTCATCTTTTACAATCATAAAACCGACATCCATTGTTACCCTTAAAGCTACTAACTCCTGCTCAAACAGATTAACCGGTGTTCCATCTGCATTGGTCAGCGTTGAAAGCTGTGCGGATTCATCTAACTTGTAGCTCATGCCAAATGGGATTCCATAATACATGTAGTCGAAATCACCGGCATATAATGTTCCTTTGTCAAGTGACTTAAGGTCTGTAACCGGCATTCCGTCAATGGTATTATTTCTCCTATCGTAGATTGATTCGATAACAACACCGTTCTCGATCTTATGTGCATTTCTTAAAGTGCTTCTATTTCGTTTTGTAGAGATAAAGGCATTTGCATCGTAATCTTCGTCTGTCAGCAAGTCTTCCAGGGCAAGGATATTGTCATAGGTCAGCTCTCCATTGATTGTGTTTCCTGCCTTTTCTGTAGAACCGTCTACCGACTGCGAAAATGGATTATCCATATTTAAGATTGCCGCTTCATCAAATTTCTTGTAAAAAGCCTCTGCAATCTTTGGCTTCATAATCTCAAAGAAATCAGGCATCATGTAGTGGAGATATTCTCTTGAACATGGAATGATTACAGCGAGTTTCTTCGCAACCATTTTTGCCTTTAACCACTGTGCCTTTGATGTCTTAATCTTTTTTCCTTCACCTACCCAGTAGGCACCCGGTCCTTTGGCAAAGTAGTCAAATTCCTTTTCCTTACCATCCATCTCTTCATACTTTGCAAGCTGCATGACCTTGCTGTTTTCCATTACGTCTTTTAAGATTAAGGTGTTATACTTCTCCGGGATTGTCCCATCCTTTTTCTCATACATCATTACATTGTTCGGATTAAATTCCGGAGCAAATAACTGTAAATCTAATTTTGTTTTATGCATTTTCTCTATCCTTTCTTTCTATTTAATGATTCTGCTCTGTTTGGCCATTGCGGCAATACTTGCATTTCTGCTTCTGCCTCCGGCATGAGTTCCCCCGCCGTCATGTGGAGGAGTCTGCCTTGCCTTAGCTTTGATCGCCTCAGAGATTTCTGCATCCCAGACCTTTTTAATATCTGTGATCGCTGTCTTAATCTTCTCTGCATCCATAATGGTTGCTAAAGATTCTGCAAATCCTAACGGGAGAGATTTCTCCTGCAGTTCTTTCTGAACTTCTACAAGAAGCTTTTCCTGCTCAAATTTCGCCTTTTCTTCTTCAAATTCTCTTCTCTCTTTATTGCGAAGATACTCTGCTTTTTCCGATTCGGTCATCTGTGCAAGCTTTTCTGCTTCTGAGAGTTTATCATCCGTCAGTGCCTTCCACTTTGCCTGTGCATTTCCTACAGCTGTATTCACTGCTTTCTGTACTCTGCGGTCAAACTCTGCCTGATTCCCTTCCTGTGCTAAAAAATCATCAAAGCTACGGGTTTCTTTACTCCCTTCGCCGCCCTGGTTGTTTCCGTTTGTTCCTTCCGCTCCGGCTCCGCTGCCGTCTCCTGTGCCGCTGCCGTCTCCTTCTGCGAATAACTGTAAGTCTAATTTATATTTACTCATATTGCTCCTTTCTGTACCGCTCCGTACTAAGTCCGAACCGTCACTCTGGGTAGTTTAATGTCATTTCGGACAAATAATAGTTACATAACTTTTACATTGTTTGGAAATTCATTTGCTATACTGCAAATGCCAAGAAAAAAAGAATCTATCAGAGTTTTTGTTTGTTCTGATAGATTCTCAAAATCTAAATTTATGATTACTTTTCCTGACTCTATTACACAAGCAATCTTGTCCTGTGTCAAATTCTGAATAGAATTAACTAAGTTTTGTGCGAGAATCGATACCGCTGCACATATAATGTCTTCCCCTTTTTTTGTAAGACCAGCGTGTCCTTTTACTTTGATTTGATTTTTTCGAACATTTACTTCAATCAATAGAAGTCCTCCTTTCTTTCCGGTCATTCCCCGCCGGTGGGAGATAATCTGAATCACCTCCTAGTTTTTATGAGTTATCTTAGCTCCCCACTCCGGTAAGAAGTTGATTTCATAGTGATACTTATCCACATTCGCTCCCGAAACATCTTCAACGACATACATTGTATAATCATTCAGATAAACCAAATCTTTCTTATACTTCCCCTCTGCTGTCTCGATAATAACTTCAAGCTCGTTATCATTATTATTCTGCAAAGCAAATGTTCCAGTAAGTTCAAGCAATACCGTGTCAGTTCTGGCATTAATCACTGTCAGCTTTCTTGTTACATTAAAATTGTCAGCTTCTTGGGATACATTCTGTGATACTTTGTAAGATTCCGAACATCCGGTAAGAACTCCCAGTGCTAATCCTGTCGCCATCACTACTAATAAAATCTTCTTTTTCATCGTTTTTCCTTTCTTGCGCCGGCGCAATTAAACCATTAAGTCTATATTTTCCATTGCCGCTCTTGCTTCGAGTACTGCCATGTAATCTGCCATAGCTTTAAGCTGCATATTATAGGTGCTGCGCGGGCAGGTAGGTTCAAAGGCAAGTGTTCCCTCGTCCCATTTCTTAAGCATTTTTCTTAATCCGTCAAAGCGAACCTCTAACTGCTTATATTCTGCTTTGAAACGCTCTTTGTAATCTTCGCTCATCATATCCACTGCTGTCGCCAGAAGTTTATTCTTATCATATTCTCTGTAAGTCGCTTCAAACCCTCCTGCAGGAGACCAGCTCTCATAACCATCTGGGTATTTTACCAGATAGCCTTTATCTTCCGGATTTTCGTCCGCTGGAATCTGCCAGCCTCTGTAGTTATTGTAATCGCCTCTTGTCATTGGGCTTGCTTCAACTACTTTTGTTCCAATGTACTTTTTCATGTTCTTTTACCTTCCTTTTCTTAAAAATGAGTATAAAAATGCCACCAATCGCAATGATTGATGGCATTATTTTTGATAATAAGTTTTGATAAAGCTGTCCGCTCTATATTTCGTTGCTATCTGTCCATTATCAAAACTTACAAGTATTGATAATGGAAGTCAGATAAAATCACTCGTTTTTCCATCCTATAGGATATCCTGCATTTTCCCATTCCTCAAATGTCACTTGTTCTGGAATAAGTCCAAACATCTTCATTACTTTTAAATCACTTTCTTTTGACTTTCGAATTTCTTCTTCACTTGGTTTTTGTAGCATCCTCTCTTTTGCTTCCTGGGTCAGACTTGCTTTTTCCTTTTCCGTAGGATGTACATCATCGTATCTAGTTCGAAGTAAAAAACATTCGTGCTGAGATAATTCTCCTTTTCTTCTTTCCTGCTCATCTCGCGGCAGCCATATCCATTCTCTTGCTGTTAAGCCCATCGCTATCGCTCCTTTAAAAGTATGAAATATTTTCCGTTGTAATTCACTGTTTTTACAACACAAAATTCTTGTTTTCTTTCATAAAGCACTTCTTTTTCATCTAAGCCAATCGAACTAATATCTCTTCCTTTCTTTGAGGACTGAACATAAATTTGTATGTCTGCATCTTCATTATACCCTCTTTCTTTTGACATGCTCCAATATTGATTTATAGTGACTGTCTCATTTTCAACATACTCTTTCATAAATTTTTCAATTCTCTCATTTTTATCTGAAAAAGCCGTAAAATCAACTGTCCGTATAAGATTTCCTTCATATTGGGGCATCTTTGATAAAGCAGAATCTAACTCTTCTACAAACTTTCGTTCCTGTTCTGGAAGTTCATCTGTATCTTTATGATTTCTTAGTAGCTCATTAATTCTATAAGATGCTGAACTCTTGTATTCAAGAAGTGTTTTCTTTTCTTTCTTCGTTAACTGCATCTTATCAGATTTACCAAGTGTTTTCAAGCGTTCCCATTCTTCCGTGGTTCCACTTTTATCAAGCCAATCTAGCCATGCATGATAATCTTCCGTATCATGAGCTGGACCAGTAGTACAATGACACTGAGGATGCATAGGTGGGGCATTTTCTCCCGGCATCATATCCGATACATTAAATATCTTCCCATCTAATCCTTTGCAGATCTTACATGGATGCGGTCCCGTTGCCATATACTCATACTTTTCATTGCCATTCTTCTCATAAGATTGTTTTGCAACTTCTGTTTGCGCTCTTCGAAGCTCCGTAGTCATTAATCTCTCTGCATTATACTGAGAGACTCCAAATACTTTTCTGAGTCTTCTGGCAAGTTCCCTTGAACCTTTCCCTTGTATTAGAGCTGTACGAAGATGTTTCTCTACCTCAAGTTTTAATAGTTCTTTCTGTCCCCAGATACGTTCCGAAAAGGTTGCATTGTGGAAGGATGCTCCTACGATTGCTTTCACCCTCTTTACTGTGTCTGCTTTTGTAATGGTCTTACCAAGAATACCGGCAAGCCGTTCAAACTCTTTCATGCTTTCATCAGTAAGTACCTCATCGTAGTAATCCCGAAGCTTATCAAAGTCTCCTGTAAGTTCTAAAGCAATCTTTGCTTTCAGAAGTTCTAAGCGATTGACTTTCATTGTCATATTATAAAGCCGCATATCCTCATTCGCTTCTTTTGAGAAGTCTTTTGACTTTACATACTTCTTGGCTTTGCGAGCATATTCTTCAATATCAAGTTTAGAAGCTCTTTTTTTTGCCTCTCCTATAGAGATTCCTTCTTTTTTTGCATACTTTGCATAGAATGAATCTATCTCCTTTTGTACATCATCGAGCATATCTTCATATATCTCTTTGATTTCTTCCTGATATCCTTTTTCCCGTTTTGCACGTTCCTTTCTTGCCTGCTCCTCTCGTTCCTTCCAATACGAGCGACTAGGATTCTCCTTCATGCGCTCTCACCTCTTCCTCTGCACTGCTCTGTACCGGAGAAAACATTTGATTCAATACTAAATCCGTTTTGTTTTCTTCTTCCTCCTCTTTTACTTTTTCCATTTCTGCCTGTGCATCTTCGATAAAAGAGGCAAGTCCCAGTAAAGTTTCCTGGCTAAACTGTGCTCCGGCATCCGCTAAAGCTTTCAGTTCTTCTAGGATGGCTTTTGGAAGATTTGGGGTAAAGACAATCTGTAATTCTCCTAAGTCTGCATTATCCGCTTCTTGTACAAAATTCTTGATATTAAGCAGCAAGCGATAGCGGCGCATTAATCCCTTCTTGAATCCTCTCTGGCTCGTTTTACATACCTGCTGGAAGGCAAAAAGCTTGTACTTCATCGCTTCTCCTGACTGCGTTCCGGCAAAAGCTTCGTCTGTAAGGTCTGGCACAAAGGATATCTTATGAATATCTTTCTGCAAGCGTTCCTTATATGCTTCCGCTCCCGTTACATCATACTGTTTGTAGATGTACTTTGCATCTGTCTGTGATTTGCTTCCGTCCGGATTGATTCCATTACTCAAAAGCAGCATATTCGCATTTTTCATGTCAATCATGTCTTGGACAGTATATCTGTTCATGTCAAGATCGCCTGTGATTGCAAGTGTTGCCTCGTTAAAGTCACTCATGTCATTCGCAGAATCCGATTCCGCTGCATCG